GATTGACTCAAGCGTGATGGCAGCTCTGGTTGGCGGCACCCCGGCATACTTCAACCCTGCCGCTGACATTGGCAAGGCGTTCCGTGAGGGTCTGTTCAGCCGTACCCAAATGGCCGACTTCTATGAGAATGAAAAAGTCTGGACCATGGTTACTGGTGACGATGTTGCTGGTGCTATCGACTCCGCGGCCGATGGCGAATACACCGAGGGCTTGACCACTATCCACATGGATGCGCTCGGCACCACCCTGTATGCCGGTCAGGTGTTCACCTGGGCGGGTATTTATGCCTGTCACCCTGAAACTAAGCAGGCTTATCCGTACCTGCAGCAGTTCGTCGTCACAGAGACTCCGACCGTTGCCGGGAATGAGTGTGATGTGAAGTTCTCCCCGGCGATCTACACCACCGGTGCCCGGAAGAATGTTTGCACCTCAACCGGCGCTGACGTGACCTGGACCCATGCGGCCCAGAACAACCAAGTCACCACCTTTGTCGGTGCGGTTAGTTCTTCCTACATCCAGACCCTGATGTATGCCAAAGATGCGTTCCAGTTCGTCACGGCTGACCTGCCGCTGATGGATGACGCGCACAAGTGTATGCGGAAGAACAAAGACGGGCTGTCCCTCCGTGTATGGCAGGGAAGCGACATCGTGAACGGTGAGTTGCTGATGCGTCTTGATATTATGTATGGCATGGCGGCCCTGAATCCGGCTTATGCCTGCCGGATGATCGGGACAGTGGTCGCGTAGACATGTAACATCGTTGTGGGTGTTCAACGGACGGAGTTTGACGCAGTCATCCTTTGTGAATCGGTGAAGAAATGGCAGTACAACAACTCCATGATGGATGCCCCGATGGCGTAACCATTTGCGGCAGCGCGACCGAAAAACTCGCACTCTATGGCGGTACTCCTGTTGTTCAGGGTGCGGCTCTTACCACTCAACTTACCACCATCACCATTGCCGATGCCGCTGGTACTCCTGACTATGCGCTCCAGGCATTAACAACCAGTTCCCCGTATGGCTTGGCGACGGCTGCCGAAGCTATCACCCTCCTGTATGTCATCAAAAACTTGCAAGAGCGCATGGCCCAAGTGGAATCACGGCTTGAAGCTGTCGGCCTTGTAGCGGCTAACTAAACGAACCGGGGGGAGCAATCCCCCCTACTTAACGGGGTAGCGATGCCAACAGTATTGGAACACATAACGGGGGCACTCCGGTTGATCGGTGTCGTTGCGGGTGGAGAACAGCCAGCGCCAGAAGATGCCGACGACGCAATGGTTGCATTTAACCAATGGCTCGATTCCCTTTCCATACAGGGTGTCATCTGCCACTCCGTGCAAGATCAGGTGATAACGTGGCCTGCTGGTGAAGCATCCAGAACATTCGGGCCGTCTGCCGCTGACATTGCCGGGATTCGCCCCGTCTCGATATTGCCCTCAACCTATTATGTGGATGGAAATGTTGACGACGCTTTGGCGATCATCAGTGAGGAAGACTATGCGGCGGCTTCCATCAAGTCACTGAGCGCACCGCCTACCGCCCTGCATTGCAATTATACATCCCCTAATGTCACGCTCTACCTTTACCCGGTCCCGTCTGAAGACATAACGATTCACCTCAAAAGTGTAATCGAGCTGATACAGGCAACAAGCCTGAACGATGACATAGTGGTGCCCCCTGGATTCCTTCGGGCTTTCCGGTATGGGCTGGCGGTTGAATTGGCGCCAGAGTTTGAAACGGAACCATCCCCCACGGTGCAACGGGCCGCGATGCAGTCGATGAAATGGGTCAAGCGGATGAACATGAACAACAGCCGGTCAAATAGATTGCAGTTGCCGGTTGAGTTGCGACAGTCAACCAGTAACATTTTTGAAGGATGAAAACGCCGATACTGGGCGCGGCCTATACCGCGAAGTCACTCAACGCAGCGAGCGATAGGTGTATAAACCTGTTCCCTGAAGCGATCCAATCAGGAGGCAAGGAAGCGGCCTCCCTGCTCCGGTGTCCGGGTTTGCGGAAAGTCGCCACGATTGGCAACGGTCCTATATTCGGCATGTACCGGATGGGCGAGGAGTTGCTGGTTGTGTCGGGTGGTGAGCTCTACTCGTGCGATCCCGGATATAACGCTACGCTAGTTGGCAATACCTTTGCCAATTCGCCTGTTTCTATGGCTGATAACGGGTATCAGGTGTTTATCGCCTGTTCCCCTGGTGGCTTTATCTACAACACGACTGCCAAGACGTTGCGCTCAATTTCTGACCCGGACTTCCCCGGATCAATAGATGTGGCCTATCTTGACGGCTATTTCCCCTTTATCGAGCCTGACAGCCAAAAAATTTGGGTAACAGCGGTATTGGACGGCACTAGCATTGACGCGCTTGAGTATGCCAGCGCAGAGGGTGCAAGCGATAAACTGATCGGCATGGCGTGCATCCATCGGGAGTTATGGCTCTTCGGTGAGACAACCAGCGAGGTCTGGTACAACACAGGCGAGACTGATTACCCGCTAGCAAGGATGCAGGGCGCTTTTCTTGAAACTGGTTGCGCGGCGAAGAACAGCATAGCCAAGGCTGACAACAGTGTTTTTTGGGTAGGGGCAGACGACAGAGGGCGCGGGATTGTTTACCGATCAGAAGGCTACTCAGTGCGCCGTATTTCAACGCATCATATCGAGTATGAGTTAGCAGCAGTCGAAGATTTAACCTTGGTAACAGGCTTCACCTCCGCCAATTTAAAGCCGTCTTTCCAGCCTGCGGCTATACCTTCATTTATAATCTGTGCCAATGGGACAGGATAACATCTCCTATCCATTGCAAGCATGTAAACCGGCCTAGAGCATTGATGATAGTCAACGTCTTCAACAGATGGAGCAGCACTCAACGACACATTGCCGCCGCGCATCTTCATATAAAGGCAATACATATTTGAATGTTCATGCTCTAACGATTGCGTCGGTGCATATTCCTCAAACTTTTCAACAAATGCTTTGTAGAGATCGGAAAGGAAGATTTCGTGTTGTATTCCTTTAGCTGCCCAATTGCGAAACATTGTCCTGATGCGAATCATCGGATAGAGACCTTTTGTCCGGTCGTAGAAATCCTTGATATAATCCAGCTCATCCAGTGATTGAATGGAGAACATGACACAAGAAGGCTTAACTCCTGCCATCTCGAAATTATGCAATGCATCAAACTTTGCGGCCAATACTTCCTGAGAATGGTTCTTTGGATGTTGGATGCTGCACGCGAAGTTGAGAGAGTTGCCTTCACGCAATGGCGAATCCATCACCTGATCGAAAAAGTCTTTGTCTGCAAGTTTCACCAAGTTGGTTATGCACGACACACTCCAGCCTAGAGAATGGTACTGGTTTACCTTTTCAAGAAAACGCGGGTCAATTGTCGGCTCACCACCACTCAACATGATGTTCCAACCTCGATACATGCCAAGCAGGTTATCTACATCCTTTGGCTCAAGTATCGCTTCTTTACCTGTCGGGTAATAGCACCAACTGCACTTCAGATTACATTTATCGTATGAATGGACGATGATTGACGTGTTATTGCCTAGTGTCCCCTCTCTTCTGAAAGCCGTAACAAAGGCCGCATCCTTTTCCACCAATGCGGAAAACTTGCCATGCACGTCACATTCTTTGATCATCCATGCAGCGCCGTCTTTATAAAAGATTTGCGCCGATATTTTCTTGTAACAAACAGGGCAGAGTGAAAGAGTGTTTATCATGTGTTCCTTTATTTCTCGTATTCGGAATCACTTCCGAGCCTGTTGATCATAAAATGCACGTCAAATGCCATGATCCCCACGGTTCCGGTGTACGGGTCAGCCCCGCCAGTAAACAGCCCTGAATCGTTGTCTGTGTCCCGGCAGATGCGAAACTGCACAATATCGGAAAGGTCGCTGCCCGATGGGGGCGTTATAGCCGCGCTGTAAGCGATATTGTTTTTAGTGGTTCCTGAGTACGCTTCGGCCAATGTATTGCAAATCAACGGGGTCCAGGCCGTTGCCTTCTCACCCAAGGACAACTGCCATCGGTATTGA